CTGATCTGGGGTGGGCGGGTGCACGTGATTTCGACGCACAACGGCGTCGATAACCCGTTTAACGAGTTGGTCACGGATATCCGCGCCGGGCGTCGCAAGGGTGCGGTGCATCGGGTGACGTTTGAAGACGCGCTTGCCGATGGTTTGTACCAGCGCGTATGCGTGCGCCAGGGCAAACCATGGACGAAGGCTGCGCAAGCTGCGTGGGCAGCGGACGTGTACGCCTTTTATGGAGACGGGGCGGCGGAAGAACTGGACTGCATTCCGGCCAACTCGGGCGGCGCGTGGCTGTCGCGTGCTCTGGTGGAATCGCGTATGTCCGAGAGCACCCCGGTGCTGCGCTGGGCGTGCAAAGACGGTTTTGAGTTGCTGGCCGACCAGATCCGCGCCGCTGAATGCCGCGATTGGTTGGAAGCGACGGTAGCTCCCGTGCTTTCCTCTCTGCCCAAGGCGGGCGTGTCGTTTCACGGCGAGGACTTCGGACGCAGTGGTGATTTGAGCGTACACGTGCCGCTGATTCAAACGCAGAACCTGGTGCGCCGCGTGCCGTTCATTCTTGAACTGCGCAACGTGCCATTTCGCCAGCAGGAGCAGATCACGTTTTATCTGCTGGATCGTCTGCCGCGTTTGTTGGGTGCTGCATTTGATGCGCGCGGCAACGGTCAGTATCTGGCCGAGGTCGCCATGCAGAGATATGGGCCGACCCGCATCCAGCAGGTGATGTTGTCCGAGGGCTGGTATCGCGAGCACCTGCCGCCGATGAAGGCGGCATTGGAAGACGGGACATTGGAGCACTTGCCGCGCGACGCTGACGTGCTGGCGGATTTGCGGGCCTTGCAGGTGATCAAGGGCGTGCCGAGACTGCCCGACGTGCGCGCCAAAGGACAAGATGCGGGCCGCCGTCATGGTGACGCGGCGATTGCCTTGGCCCTGGCGTTTTACGCGAGCCGTGAATTGAACAAGGGGCCGGTGCGGGTGCATACGCGAGGCAAGCGCGCCAGTAGCGGCTTGTTGAAGGGGTATTGAAGATGGCAGCAAAGAACGGCATTTGGGTGACGCCGAATCGTTTTGTGACGTTTGCGGAAAAAACCCAGAAAACGGCGATTGCCACGCGCGCGCGGGTGGCTGGTGCGATGGCCGGTGGCATGGGCCAATGGCTACCGAACCCGGATCCGGTGCTGCGCAAGATGAGTAAGAGCATCCAGGTCTATCGGGATTTGCGGGCCGATGCGCATGTGGGCGGCTGTGTGCGTAGACGCAAGGCGGCGGTGCTGGCGTTGGAATACGGGGTAGACCGTGAGAATGCCGATTCTCGCGTGGTGGATTTCGTCGAACAGATGCTCGGTGGCTGGAAGATTGATCGCATCATCTCGGAGATTCTGGATGCGACGCTCTATGGGTATCAACCGCTGGAAGTGAGGTGGGCCGTAGAAGACGGCCATCACGTGATTTTGGACGTTGAGGGCAAGCCTGCGGAATGGTTTGGGTTTGACGACGAGAACCGGCTGCGGTTCAAAGACAAGGACGCGGGGCCGGAAGGCATCATCGTGGCCGACGAGAAGGTGCTGGTGGCGCGCCAGGACGCGAGTTACGACAACCCCTACGGCGTGGCTGACCTGTCTCGTTGCTACTGGCCGACGATATTCAAGCGCGGGGGCATGGAGTTCTGGCTCAAGTTCACGGAAAAGTACGGCTCTCCCTTTCTGATTGGCAAGCATCCGCGCGCGACGCCGCAGGACGAGGCGGACTTACTCGCCTTTGCGCTGGAAAACATGCAGTCCACGGCGGTGGCGGTGATCCCGGACGATGCGAGCGTGGAGATTTTGGAGGCGGGTGGCAAGGGTGCGTCTGCCGAGGTGTTCGATAAGCTGCTGCGCTGGTGTCGTTCGGAGGTCTCGATTGCGCTCTTGGGGCAGGATCAGACCACCGAGGCCGACACGACGAATGCCAGCGCGCAAGCGGGTTTACTTGTGGCCGAAGACATCCGCGATGCTGACAAGAGATTGGTCGAATCGGTGATCAACGAGGCCATCGGCTGGGTCGTGGGACGCAACTTTGATGAGGATGCGCCACGGTTTTCGATGTGGGAGCCGCAGGATCTGGACAAGGCTCGTGCCGAGCGTGACGCGGTACTGGCGGCGATGCCGTGCGGGCCGTGGTTCAACAAGGAGTATTTCATTCGCAAGTACGGGTATGAAGAAGACGAACTGGACGAGCGGCCAGAACCGGCGGCGAGTGGCTTTGCGCCTGGTGGTTTTCCGGTGTTTGCGGAAAAAGACGCTGCGCCCGCGCCCGATCAAACAGCGCTGGACGAGGCCATAGACGCGCTGGCCCCCGAAGCCTTGCAAGCGCAGATGGAAACGCTGTTGCAGCCAGCGATACGCGCGGTGCGTGCAGCGAAGTCCGAATCCGAAGTTCTGGGGCTGCTGGCCGAGGCGTACCCGGAGATGCCCGAGGATGATTTGATTCAGACCATGCAGCGGCTGTTCTTTGCCGCCGACGTGTGGGGCCGGTTGTCGAATCAAGCGGGGCAGCGCTGATGGCTGCTCCAAAACCCACGCGCGCCGATTTGCAGGTCATGATGGGGCTGGAACCGAAGCGGGCTATCGAATATCTGCGCCGCAAAGGATTCAATATCACGTGGAATTGGCACGAGATGGAAGCGGCGGCGCACGCGCGCGCCTTCACAGCCGCCAAGGCCACGAGCCTGGATATTTTGCAGGATCTCAAAAACGGCATGAAGGGTAGATCGCTGCGCGAGTATCAAAAAGACCTTGAGCCCACCCTGCGCGCCAAGGGCTGGTGGGGTAAAAAAGAAGTGCTGGACGCTGACACAGGCGAAATCACGCAAGTGCAGTTGGGCAGTCCGCGTCGCCTTCAGACCATCTACCAGACAAACATGCAATCGGCGTATATGGCGGGCCGATACGCGGATGCGGTCGAGGCACAAGATTCGCATCCGTATGCCATGTACATCGCGGTGCAGGATGCGTCTACGCGGCCCAGCCATGCGGCGCTGCATGGGCGGGTGTTTCGGCTGGATGATCCTGTGTGGCAGCACATTTGCCCGCCCAATGGCTACGGGTGTCGGTGCCGGTTTGTGACCTTGACCGAGGCGGAAGTGAAACGGCGCGGGCTGGTGGTGGAATCCAGCAGTGGCAAGCTCGGGACGGTGCAGGTGGCGAGCCACCGTGATCCGGATACGGGGCAGACGGTGATGCGCGACGTGACCACGGTGCGGCTGGCATCGAGGAACGGCGAGCGGGCGGCGTTTCGGCCTGATGTTGGCTTTGATGGCGGGCCGATGGCCAGCCACGTCATGGACGATGTGCTGTACGCCAAGGCGCAGCGGGCGCTGGGGGGAAGGAACGAGACGCAAGCATTAAACGCAGTGCGCGACGTGTTGTTATCGGGCGTGCGACTGAAGGCGTGGAATGCGTTTATCGAACGCGCACTCACGCCTGATGCCAAGGTCGCGGGCCAGAGCATGAGCGTGGGCGTGATGGGCGCGAAAGAACTGGCATTTGCGCGGGCGCAAGGCGTGGAGCTAAGGAGCGGCGTGATCTATGTGGAAGACCGTTTGATGAGCGGGGTAAAAGCCAAGCGGCATTTGAACGCGGAAAATGCGCTAAGCGCGGCCGAATGGCAGAAGCTGCCGGAGCGTCTGGCAAAACCGCAGATGGTTTTGTGGGATACCGACAAACGCAATTTTTTGTATGTGCTGGACAGCGACGACGGGCGGGCGGCGAAGCTGGTAGTGCGTTCGAATCGCGTGCAGACGGGTGCGGTGAAGGTAGACGATGCGGCGACAGTGTTCAAGGTGCCGCCAAGCAGCATCACCGATGGCCTGAACAGCGGCCTGTATCAAAAGATTCGGTAGTGGGAGATTTGGAAGGTGGGGAGCGGGCGGCGCCGGATTCGAACCGGATAATAAGTCACGCTGGCACTCAAAGGTACTCAGGCTTCCTTAACCCTTCCCATTGGAAACAACCGCCCTGCTGCATATTCTGGACATGACGGGCGGCAAAGTCAAACGAAATGTGCGAGGAAACGCGATGGCCGACAAACCGTTAATCAGTGTGCGGATGGATACGCGCGAAGTCGATGCGATGCTGGCGCGGCTGCAAAAGCTCACGGGTGATTTATCGCCGTTGATGGTCTCCATCAAACAGGAGTTGCTGGCGCAGACCGAGGCCAATTTTGAGATGCAGGGCAGACCGTCGTGGCCTGCGCTGGCGTCCAGCACCATCAAGCAGCGGGAAAAACGCAAGAAGTGGCCGGGGCAGATCTTGCAGGTGTCAGGCACCTTGGCGCGTTCCATCGTGACCGAATCGGACGAGAGATCGGCGATGGTGGGGGTAGGCAGCGAAGTACGGCACGCGGCGATCCACCAGTTTGGCGGCAAAGCCGGGCGCGGGCGCAAGACAGAAATTCCTGCACGTGCCTATCTGCCTATGGTCGGTGGCCGTTTGCAGCCCGAAGCCGAGGCGGCGATTGTGCAGCTGGGCGAAGACTACCTGCGCAAGGTAGCCGTCGGGGAAAAATAGAACAGGCGTCAAAATCGCCCGCTGTTCGTATTTTTTGGTCTACCCCTGCCTTGGGTACTGGTTTGTCGTTTGGCCGCGTTTATGAACGTTTATAAACGCCTTTCTGGGGCATTTGCACCTGCCCTGTCTGCCCCTTGTCGCAAGAACGCTGCAAGGGGTTTGTTTTTTTGGGCGCATTGTCGATTTTTTCCGCGCACCTGAAATCTTTAAACCAGATTAAAAGTTTTTCGCACCTGGCGCTGTCACAGTGGGGGCTCTGATGACATGAATACGTTCACGAGCCACAACCACAGGTGACGACGGATGAAGAACAAAGCGAAGACCAAGCTCAAGACCTTGCACATTTTCCGGCCTGGGCGGCACCGGCCGATGCAGGGCGGTGCGCTCAATTTTACCGAGGCGGATCTGGTGCAGTGCGCCCGCGTCTACGACCCGGACTTGCACGAAGCGCCGATTGTGATCGGCCATCCTGCCAGCAACGGCCCGGCGCATGGCTGGGTGGGATCTTTGATTGCGGACAAGACGGGGCTGCGTGCCGTGCCGCGTCAGATAAACCCTGAATTTGCGGAAGCAGCGCGCGGGGGTGCGTTCAAAAAAATCAGCGCATCGTTTTATCCGCCGGATTCGCCCGACAACCCGGTGCCGGGTTCGTGGTATCTGCGCCACGTGGGGGTGCTGGGCGCACAGGTTCCGGCCATCAAAGGGTTGGAGCAGTTTGAGTTTGGCGAAGGCGAGACGGGCATTGTGACGTTTGAGGAAAACATCGATGCTGACGGCGAGATTTCCGGCACGGGCTTGTTTGCGCAGCTGCGCGCGTGGTTGATCAAGAACCGTGGGCAGGAGGTTGCCGACGACGTGCTGCCCGAGGACAAGCTCAAGAAGCTGCAAGAGCAGGTCGAGGATGCGCCAGCGGACGCAAAACCGACTGATGCCGAGGTCAAGCCCGATGCACCTGCCGAGGACGTAGTGGCCGAGCTTGCACATCAGGTGGCTGAGCAAGCGGAAACCATCGCCCAGCTTGCCGAGGAAAAGGAAAAGCTCGCCGAGAAACTCGAAGCCGAGGAGGGACAAGCGGCGGCGGGAGAAGCGGCGGAATTTGCGGAAAGGCTGATACGCGAGGGTCGCGTGCTGCCGCGCCATCGCGCGGCGGTAGTTGCCTTTATGGAAATGGCGGCAGGTCGCAAACCGCGCCGCAATACGTCTGGCGTCATCGAGTTTGGCGAAGGAGAAAGGGTACGTCCCTTGTTGCCCGCCTTCAAAGCGTTTTTGGCGAGTCTGCCGCCATCTGTGCAGTTCGGTGAAGTGGCACCCAAGAACCGGGCGGCGGTCGCCAAACCCGCTGTCAACCCGCTGATTGCTGACGCACAGCGGCGCAAGCACATCTGATTTTTTACAGACATTCAAGGAACCCTCATGGCGATTCATCATGAACCGAAACATTTAGGCGACGTGCTGCTGGTTGAAGTGGCGCGCGGTTGGACCAAAGATCGCGGCGTGGTTGCGCAACATGCCGATGTTTACGAGGTCGGCACGGTGCTGTCTTTGGTGGGCGACAAATACGTCAGATACGACCCTGCCCAGAACAATGCCCGTGCGGCGGTTGCTGCTGAACGGGTCGATGCCACGGCGGGCGACGCGCGCGGTGTGGTTATTGCGCGCGGCGCGACGGTGGCAACCGACGGGTTGATCTGGCCCGAGACGATCACCGATGCGCAAAAGGTTACCGGCTTCAAGCGGCTGGAAGATCGCGGCATCGTTGCGCGCGCCCAACTTTGATTCATTCCAAGGAACCCGATCATGAATTTGCAAGACCTGTTTACCGTCACGACGTTGACGTCTGCCATCAACCAACTGCCCGCGCTTCCTACCAAGGCGGGTAGTTTGGGGATTTTTAACGAGAGAGGAATCTCGACGACTACTGTCGTGATTGAGGTGCGCGAAGGGCGATTGTTTTTGGTGCCCAACATCTCGCGCAACGACGATCCGCAGCCGGTTGCCAACGTGAAGAGAAATCGGCGCACGTTCGAGACGGCGCACTTGCCGGTGTCCAGTCAGGTGTTGCCGTCCGAGATCCAGAACCTGTCGAAGTTTGGTGGCGATGGTGACGAAGCCCCGGCTGATCCACAAGCGCAGGTGATCAACGACAAATTGCAGGGCCTAAAGAACAGCCTTGAGGCCACGCGCGAGTGGCAGCGTATCGGTGCCTTGCGCGGCAAGATTCTGGATGCCGATGGCGGTGTGCTGGTGGATTTGTACGACGAGTTTGGTGTGTCGCAGAAGAAAATTTCGGTGGCGCTGGGTACTGCCACGACCGACGTGCGCGGCAAGATTCTTTCCGCCAAGCGCCATGTCGAGCAAAAGTTGGGCGGTGT